AGGAGACCAAGCGGCTAATTTAATGAGACAAGGTGTAACAATGGGAGTTACTTCAAGAGGGGTTGGTTCGTTAAAAAAAGTTGGAGAAAGAAATGAAGTTCAAGATGATTTTGAATTAATTTGTTTTGACTTGGTATCATCTCCGTCAACTCCAGGAGCGTATTTATTTACTAATCCAAACGATAGAAATAAATATGAAGAGAATTTAGAAGAAGAAAAAAAATATAAATCGGTTGAAAATTCAGAATTTCAAACTAAAGGAGTTGACTTAATGAGAAAATTAACCGATTATTTGGGAAAATAATAAATTATGGACGAAAAATATTTTGTAGCAAAAATTCAGTACGATTTACTTGATGATAATACTGGAAAAATTAAAAAAATTAGAGAAGAGAAACTTGTTAAAGGATTCTCAGTAACCGATGTGGAAGCTAAAGTCACAGAAAAGTATCAAGGATTTACAAATGATTGGAGAATTACTTCAGTATCGGAAAGTAAAATTGATGAGGTAATTGAATAATATCTCAATAAAAATTTAACAAAAAAAAGTGGTTTATCGACCGCTTTTTTTTATGCTTCAAAAGTTTTATATAAAATAAAAAAAAATGTAATACCATAAAATTGAATTTTTTATAATTTGACACTATTTATATTGTAAAAATAACAGATTTAAATGAAAGAAAACAAATCTTTAGTTCAAGAGGCTCTTATTCAAATGAAACAAGTTGAAGAAGCTATAGCCGAAAATGCAAAAGGAATACTTGCTTCAACTATGAAGAAAGAAATCAACCAATTAGTAAAAGAATCTCTTTCTGAACAAGAAGAAGAAGATGAGATTGATTTAGATACTGACGCGAATGCTGACGTTGATAATGATGATATTGATATGGACTCTGATGTAGAAGACATTGACTCTGATGAAGAGGATATGGATTATGACGAAGAAGATATGTACTCTGATGAAGAGGATATGGACATGGATATGGATTCAGATGAAAGTCCAATAGATTTAACTGACGCTTCTGACGAAGAAATTTTAAAAGTATTCAAAGCTATGGGTGAAGATGACGGTATTATCGTAAAAAAAGATGGTGAGAACGTTTATTTATCCGATGATGATGCTAATGTAGAATATCTTGTGAAACTTGGTGAATCTTATAAAGACAAAAAAAACAATTATAGTATGCGTGATGAACAAGACGAATCAGTAGATGATGTTATTAATGCTATTTTCTCTGACTCTGGTGATGTAAGTGATGTTGATAGTGATGATTTAGACGGAGAAGAAACTCTTTATGAAATTGAGATGGGTGAACCAGAAAAAGTTGAAACTATTTATGAACTTCAATTGGATGACGACAACTTAATACCAATCGACGAACAAGATGACGAAGACGAAGACGGATTCAACATGGACGAACAAGATGACGAAGACGAAGACGGATTCAACGAATTTAACATAGACGAACAAGATGACGAAGACGGATTCAACGAATTTAACATGGACGAACAAGATGACGAAGACGGAGACAACGGATACTACAATGAAACTTATAAACCTAAAGGTGTTGGAATAGGATTAGGTCCTAAATTTTCTTATAAAAATAAGACTAATGGCGGATTTAATGAAAAAAGAAAACAAGGTCCTAAATCAGTTGGTACTGGTAAACCTAAGTTTGAATACAAGAAAGGTGAAAATATGGAGGGAGTTAAATCCAAAGTTGTTAAAGCAGAAACTAAAGAAGGTCAAGGATACAAAGACAAAGAAGATGAAAGATTGTCAATGAAGCATGGTAAAATTGCATCAAAAGACATTAAGACTACTAAAGGTCGTAGAGATGACGCAGGTTTTGAAAAAACTGAAACTAAAGAAGCTGCTAGAACATATGGAATGGGTTCCAAAGAAGGTAGAGGATTGAGAAAAGGTATCACTAATAATAGAAATTATGTTTATAGTAATAGTGGTGTTAAAACAGAATCTACTCAAGAAGAAGTTAGAATGTTGAGAGGAAAAAATGAGGAGTATAGAAAAGCATTAAATGTTTTTAGAGAAAAACTTAACGAAGTTGCAATCTTTAATTCAAATTTGGCTTATGCTACAAGATTGTTTACAGAACATTCAACAACTAAAAAAGAAAAAATAAACATCCTTAGAAGATTTGACGATGTTGAAACCTTAAAAGAATCTAAAAATCTTTATAGGTCTCTTAAAGACGAATTAACTTCGACGGATACAAAATCAATTAATGAATCGGTAACAACAAAATTAAACAAATCAGTTTCTACAGGTTCATCAACAACCCTAATTGAATCAAAAACTTATGAAAATCCTCAATTCTTAAGAATGAAGGACTTAATGGGTAAATTAGGTTAAACAATAAAAATAAACTTAAAAAAAAAAATACTAAAAAAATGGGAGCATTATTAGAATCAGGTCTTGTTGGTAACATTGGGTTAAAACACCTTAAAGTTATCAAAGAAGACACAATCAACAAATGGGACAAATTAGGATTCTTAGAGGGTCTTAAAGGTCACATGAGAGAAAACGTAGCACAATTATACGAAAACCAAGCATCATTCTTAATCAATGAAGCATCATCTACATCTGATACAGGTGCATTTGAAACAGTGGTTTTTCCAATTGTTAGACGTGTATTCTCTAAATTATTAGCGAATGACATCGTTTCAGTACAAGCAATGAACTTACCAATCGGTAAATTATTCTACTTTGTACCTAACATTCAGGCTTACCAAGCAGGTACTTCTGAGCACTACGCACCTTATGGTTCACCAAACGAAGCTGTGGGTCAAACACCAAACAGCGGTTATGACTATAACAATACTAAAGACCTTTACGATAGATTCTACGAAGGTAACGAACCAGCGTTAGACCCTCCAGGGTTATTTGACTATTCTAAAGGACAATTTTCCGCAATCACTGCTGATGTTGCTACTGTTGCTTGGTCAGGTGATGCATTAGTTAGTACGGGTTATACTACATCTGATTACAGAAAAGTATTGATAGTTTTGTCAGGTTTTGCAACTGATGGAGCTGGTAAATTAATCGGACCTGATGGTCAACCAATGGATAATGAATCTTTCTTATCTGATTTGACTATCTATGGTGCTGCTGGAAACCCAACAACTGCTGCTAACACAACTAACCCTTACTTATTCAGAGTTGTAACTCAAAGATATGGTAAAGGTATTGTTCAGTATGGTAACAACAACGATACATTAACTTTCCCTGGTAGTAAAACAGGTGGTGGTCAATATGACAATCTGTGTGATACTGAAGGTAAAATCTATTTAGAAGTTGATTTACAGGTACCAGTATGTATTACTTGTGGTGGTTCTATGGACGGTTACACAGGTTCAACATTCTCTTCTACTACAGCTAATAACAATGCGTTTACCGCTACTTATAGAATATATAAGAATTTAGAATTTGAAGATAAAATTGGTGAAGTATCTTTTGACCTTATGTCAGTTACAGTTTCTGTAACAGAAAGAAAATTAAGAGCTCAATGGTCTCCAGAAATGGCACAAGACGTTGCGGCGTTCCACAACATTGATGCTGAAGCTGAATTAACGGCTTTATTATCTGAACAAGTTGCGGCTGAAATCGACCGTGAAATCTTAAGAGATTTACGTAAAGGTGCGGCTTGGAACTTACGTTGGGATTACAATGGTTGGAAACGTCTAGGTTCAAGTGCAGTTCCTTACACTCAAAAAGACTGGAATCAAACATTGATTACAGCTATCAACCAAATTTCGGCTCAAATCCACAAATCTACCTTAAGAGGTGGAGCTAACTGGATTGTTGTTTCTTCTGAAATCAGTGCTATATTTGATGACTTGGAATACTTCCACGTATCAAACGCAGCTCCTGAGCAAGACCAATACAACATGGGTATTGAAAGAGTTGGTACATTAGCGGGTCGTTACCAAGTTTACCGTGACCCTTACTTCCCAGCTAACCAAGTGTTAATGGGACACAAAGGAACATCATTGTTAGACACAGGTTATATTTACGCACCTTATGTACCTCTACAATTAACACCTACAATGTATAATCCGTTCAACTTTACTCCGATTAAAGGAATAATGACAAGATACGCGAAGAAAATTGTAAATAATCGTTTTTACGGAAGAATTACCGTAGATGGCGTTCGTACATTTGATTTAAGAGAATTGAGATAATCAAAATCTTAAAGAATAATTAAAGGGACAAGTAATTGTCCCTTTTTTTTTTTATTTAAATATTCTAAGTGATTTTGACACAATTTCAGATTCGGTTAATGAATATATGCCATGTTTATACGCCATTTGAATAGATTTAATTAACATAAACTTTGCTTGTTCTTCTGTTAAATTATCAATTAAATGTTCAATATCTTCAGGTTTGTATATTGCAACATCATCAAATAAGAAGATATAAGGTTGTTTTTCTGCCTCCATAATATATTTATTGTAAGTATATGAAAATAAATCGAATTAGTGAAGCCACAGGTTCAGGAAACGCCGGAACTTTTAAAGTACCAATTGTTCTTGCCCCACAAGATTGGAAGGATAAACAATTGGCACCATTTAATAACCCTGTTTATCATTATACTAATGCGGAGTTGGCGTATGAAGAATCTGATGGTGATTTTAAAGAAACTCCTGAACAAAGAAAAAAAATAGAAAATAAAACAGAATTACTTTCCAGAATCGATACATACTTAAAAAATTTTTACACAGGACAAAATGATGAGGATGGTGGTAACATTGGAGATGTTAAAAATCCTGAAAAAATTATACAAAGGGCTATTGGAACACTTAAAGAAGATTTGGCGGTTTGGTTTGGAACAAAGAAAAAACCAAAAGGTAGTAATCAACCAAAAGGTCCTTGGGTTAACATTTGTAGTAAAGTTGACGGTAAACATCCTCCATGTGGACGACAAGATACGTCTAAAGGGTCTTACCCTAAATGTAGAGCGGCCGGAGTTGCAGGTAAAATGAGTGATTCACAAAAACGAAGTGCATGTCAACAAAAAAGAACCGCTGAGAAAAAAGACACTCAAACAGGTAAAGGTCAAAAACCTGTTATGACATCATATAAACCAAAAAATGAATCAATAAAAAAGATAATAAGATTAACTGAAAATGATTTAATTAGAATTATTAAAAAAGTTATTACAGAACAATAGGTTTTTGTTATATTTTTTCTAAAATTTTTTTAATAGAATATTTGATATTAGAAGTAATTTCTTTTTCAAACTTATTACGTCTCGACTCAACTTCTGAGTCAAATAAAGTAACTACAGAATTCCACGATTTATCTCCTAATATTACAGTATATGAATAAACGTGGTTGATTATTTTTACACTATAATTTTCTAAAATTACAAAAATTTGGTCTTCTTCGTTTTTAATATAACGTTTGTTTGAGATTGGAGTTAACAATAAAACAGTTTCATTTTTTTTTATTAATTTTTCACAAATAGAAACACAATCTTTTTCGTATGTAGTAATTTTTGGAGTTGAAGACCGATATACTTTAATATATTGTTTTTGGATTAATCGTTTTAATTTGTGAATAATTTGTTTCATAATCTTATATTAGTATTTATTTACAAATATAATAATATTATTTAAATAAAAAAATTAATTGTAAAAATTTTTCCCAAGTTTCTAAATCATTTTCATTTCTGCCAATATTTGCAGAGTAACAACATAATACTACATTATCCTTAGTATATCCTTTATGTCTATCTAATCTGTCTAATGATGGTTGTTGGGGGTGTTTATGTTTATTAGACGGTATTAAAGGTATTTTAAACCAATAACATAAACCATTTTGTTTTTCTAACATTTCATTAATATCGTTGATTGTTAAAGTATGTTCTATTTTTCTATGTTTAGAATCGTGTAGTAATGTGTTTTGCCACAACCTAACTCTTCTTTCTTTTTGTTTTTGACCTTCTGTTTTTCTGTGTTCAGGATTAAGTCTTTTTTTTCTTTTATAATTTCTGGTAATTTCTAAAAGACATTCTTTACATCGGTGACCCCTTTGTGTAGTATAAAAATCATCAATTGATTTTATAGTTTTACATTTACTACATTTTTTTTGTGTTTCCATACATATAAATATATGGATAAACAATAAAAATTAAAAAAAAAGAATATATCATCCTTTTTTCCACTTACCCCCTTTTGAGTTGTATCTTTTAACCGCTGCTCCGTTACAATACGCACTTGGGCAAACGTCATATCTTTCTCTTGCCCACGACAAACACTGTTGCCATAATCTTGGATTTGTCGGTTTGTTTTTTTTCTTTTTTTCAGTAATTTCTTCCGACTCTTCATTCATTTCTTCAAAATCAACATATTGTGATTCTTTATCCATTTCATTTTTTAAGAAATCAAAAACTTGGTCAATATTTGTTTTGGCTTCAGAAATATGGTCATCAGCCCAATCATGTCCATTTTGAATTATGTGGTCAACTGCAGATGGGTCCATTTCCATAATCATTTCAAGTTGTCTTTTCATTTGTTTTAAATTTGAAAAAAACATATAATTTGCTTCTTCTTGTTCAGATAAAACACGTTTAACAATTCTATTTAAATCTAATTCGGTTAATTTTATTGTTTTCATATATTTTTAATTAAATTATGGATTATTTTTTTTATAATTAACAATATTAAATGTTAATTCTTGTTTATAAGTATATTTTTCTCCTGAAGTATTTACCTGAATATCAACATAATATTGATTTGGTATTTTATCTCTCATATCAAACATAAAATAATATTCATTTGGAGTTCTATTAACTGCTGTCCAATCTTGAACTAATACTTCAGTTGTACCTTCTTTTACATAAATCCTATAAAATGCGGATACGTCGTCTAATGGAGCTTGACCAGTATACGCTTTTTTAATTGTTACCCCAACTTTTCTAATGTCAGTGTTAAGGATTTGTTCATTCTGTAGAATACCATAGAATTCAAATCCAAATTGACTAGGTTCTTTAGATGTTGAACCGATTTGAATACCTGCGGTATATTGTTGTAATACAAATTGATTTGTCACGTTTGGTAAAGATTGTCCATTAATTGTTAATCCTGACCATACATCATAAAACATACATGGAGTTGCTCCCGTAAATTCATTAGGTACTATTACTTCATAAACTCCCTTTGTTCTTAAACAAGTTGACAAAGTTGCCATATTAGGAATGGCATCACCATTTCGGTCTTCAATTCTAACAACAGGGTCAGAATCTAAATTGGCAAAATCACCATTTTGATAGATGTATAAGTATAATTTATTTGTTTGATTTTTTAAGAATATATTACGGTCGTCTTTAATTAAGTCGTTGTATGTTGTTTGAAGGAATGGTTGGTAGAATGTTTGAGTATGTCTTGAAAAGAATGCAACACTATAACTGTCGGTTAAACCTGTAATATTTTCAATTTGCGGTAAGTATGCAACTCCCCATCCGGTAACTCCAGTTATTGTGCCATTTAATATGCCGTTAATTTCGTTGGACATATCCATTATTAGGTCTTCGTTACCAAGTTCAAAATGTTGTCTTGCAACAATTGTTAACCCTGAAAAATTTACGGTACCTACATTCGTGTTATTATAGACCCCTGGTTGAGACCAATTGTTAACAGTGGATGTCTGATACCAATTTGATGGTCGAGTTGAATATGCACGACTATCAACATACGTAAGAGGTGTTGAGCCGCCATACGGGCTATTTTGATTTTCATTAAAATCTGTGTAATCATAACCAACACCTTCATCCCAAGTTTGTGGGGTTCCTGTTGAACCTGAAGTTTTTGGAATTCTAAATAAAATTAAATCAAATGATGTCGCTCTTCTTCTTTCGTTTGACATGAATGTATTTAACAATTCATTATCAAATGATGAGGTATTTGTCATTTGTAAGACGTGAGTCATACCCGTTGTACATCCTGTAGAAATTATACCTGAAGCAATATCTTCTATTAATAAATCTAAATCCAAATCAAATAGGAAACGAGTGTAACCATAATTTGGGATTATGTAATCTGAAGCACCAAAATTCAATTCAATAATAGGGTTTCTACCCGTATTTACATATGAATTTGAAATGATGGTATTGTTCTTATCTATGTACGACCTTAATATTGACATTAATTGTTTTAATATAAATATTAGTTAAGTCGAATATTCGCATTAAGAATTTTTGTATAGGCGTTTTGCATCTCAGTCAGTATTGCTGCAGAACTTGTACCGTCTTGAGAAACAGGAATTGGTGGTAATCCAGGATATGCGTGAGTATGAGTATTTAAGAATCTAACAATTAAATTAAGTAATTCTAAAAGTTCTTCACCCCTAACTAAACTTGAAGTTTTTGGTAATAGTTCATCAACAAATTTATCTAAAGAAATACCATATAATGTATCATTAAAATTTATTTGACCTTTACCAGGAATTGCCGAGTTATGAGATAATAAATATAATGTGCCGGCTCCAACCGCACCATATGTTGAAAAATCATTTGTATATTCTTCTTGG